TCATTGAAAGGATTGGGGCCTTCCTCGTCGGCTCCGTCTCTGAATGAGGCAAGCCCGTGAATTTTGATGCCAAGCAGAGGCTTCTTGATCTTCCAAGCGTGCTCAATCTCGTATTGGACCCATGGGCGATTGGCCGTTTCGGCTCCAATCAAGACGATAACGGCCTTCTTGTACTTCATCTGTTCGTCGATCCATTTCTCGATGGCTTGGTCTCCCTGGCGGCGAACAGCCTCCCAATCTTGTGCATTGAGTACGGGTTGGCCTTCGAGTGCGTCGATGTTTCTGACTAGTTGGACGCGATGAACGTCCCGATCGTAATGAAATGAATAGAAAACGGACTTGGCCATCTTCTGCTCCTTTGAAGATAAATGATGGTGAGAATGCTTCTGTGAAGCGTATGAAGCATACCACACTTGGGTCTCAAAAAGGGTGCGGCGCTTGTTCGAAACCGCCGACTTCTATTGAAGCGCTGGCACCGGCAAACCTCTTGTGTGCACAACAAGCCGTGACCGGGTGATCCTGGGCGCGGATCAGATCTTCCTCCTGTACTCTCGCTGGAGATCGGCCACGTCGCCGAGAATGCCAAGGTCGCACTGCTCATAGACATACTTGGGCATGCCACTGGGGACTTGCAGGTTAAGCACTCGCCGTACAAGCTTTTCGTACTCGTCGACGATTTCCAGGGTGCGGCGGGCGCACTCGAGAGCTCGGTCATGCTCGGGACCGGCGTTACGCAGTCCCTCGCCGTATTCGACGGCACGGCGGAGTTCGCTGCGGACCTCGTTGATCGTGATCATTAGGCTTCCTCCGCTTTGCACGGGTAGTCCTTTTGCAGGTCGCGGAGATCCGCTAAAGCTTCGTCGACGTCGAGTGCGTCCCATGTGGCTTCCGGCGGGAAATTATATGGGTTATAGATGTCATTTAGGCGTCGTACGAGTGTTTCATGCTCAAATATGAGCTCAATTGCTCGGCGTGCGCAGGCTTCTTCGGCTTTTTGCTGTGGGCCGGTTCTGCCTGCCCGCCGGTCGATTGTGAGCTGAAGCCAGTCTTTAACTTGCTTGCTTGTAGTCACTTCTCTGTCCCTTTCTCCCCGGCATTCAATGATGCTTGGAGTTCTTTCTTGAGGTCGCCTAGCTCTTCTAGGGACTGCTCGACTACCTCGTCGTAATCTATCCAAATATCGGGCTCGCCATGTCCGGGCGTGCGGATATCTAGCACCTTCTGGACGAGGGTTTCGTATTCTGTGCGCCCGTACTCGCGCAGAGAGACGATGATTGCACATCCCTTTCGGTAGATTTTCCCGGATGCGGATGTGAGGCTTTCCCCGTCGACGGAGCTGAATAGCCCTTTGAGGCGGAGGGGTTCTTGTCCGCCGTCGAGGACGTCGATCTCAGCGAGGTAAGCATGGTTGGCGGCGACATCCTTCCATGTGGATTCCTGAGGGGGAGCGTCGTAGAGTCGCTTCTCGTTTTCGAGGAGTGTTTCCCATCGCATGGTGACGTCCAGGTCCTTTTCTGCGATGTACCAGTTGTCGTTCTCGTACCGGTGGAATCGGCGTGCCCATTTGCGGCCGCGCATGTCCCAGAGCGGGCCTTTCGGGTTGGAAGGGATGGAGATCGCGTACTCCATTGTAGTTTTCCTTTCGGCTTAGAAGGGGGCTTGGGTTTGGTCGTACGGTTGACGGGCCGGCGGTTCCCACGATCCGGGAAGCTGCTGTGTGCCGTTCTGGGGCGCGTTCTCGGGTTGGGCGCTGCCGGGGTATGGTTCGGGTCTGTGCGCCTTCGAGGCTGGCTTCTGTGTGCTCTCGCGAGTGTTTCTCGGTTTGGGGACGATGCCCAGAAACCTCGGGTGGCGGAGCACGAGGCGCTCGTGGCGCTGCCCGTCCTGCCCCGTCCAAGCGTCGACAGCGAGGGTTCCGGCGAGGCTGACGCGGTTGCCGCGCTTGACCGCGTCAGCGACGACCTCGGCGTCGCCGTCCCAAAAGTCGATCTTCAACCAGACGGGTTCGCCGTCGTCGTCCCACTCCTGGGTCTGCCGATTCTGGCGGCGGGGAGTCGCGCACACGCTGAGCGTGCACACGGCCTTCCCGCTCTGCGTGTACCGGATCTGCGGGTCTTGCCCGACGTTGCCGGTGACGGTGACGGTCGCGGTCATAATTTGTTTCCTTTCAGTAAATTTTGTTGTCGGTTTGCCCAGGAATGTCATCCAGGGAAGCGAAGGCAGCGTTGCGGGCGAGAGTTACCCTGCCCTGAGGGCCTTGGCGATTTTTCGCGACGGTGACGGTCAGTCGATCCAGCATTGGCTCGCGCACCCCGGCATCGCCCATGTGCTCGGGCATGTGCAGCAGCAGCACCGCGTCGGCGTCCTGCTCGATCGCCCCGGACTCGCGAAGATCCGCGAGCGAAGGGGCGCGAGAATCCCGCGTCTCGGACGCCCTGTTGAGCTGGGAAAGGGCGATCACAGGGCAGTCGAGGTCCTTGGCCAGCATCTTCAGCTGCCGCGACTGGTCCGCGACGATCTCGTGGCGCGGACGCCGGTCCCCGGCCTGTCCGGTCATGAGCTGGAGATAGTCCACGACCACGCCGGCGAGCTTGCCGTGGCGGGTGAGGCTGCGGGCATGGGCTCGCACGTCGGCGACGCTCACGCTGGATCGGTCGTCAATCGACAGCGGCAGGGCGCGCAGTTCGTCGAGCTCGCGGACGATGGCCGCCTCTTCCTCCCGCGACAAGCCGCGAAAATGCCTCGTGGTGCCGAACAGTTTGCCGAGCAAGATCCCGGTCCGGTTCGCGAGGATGCGGGCGTGAATCTCGCGGCGGCCCATCTCGAGGCTGTTCAACGCGACCGGCCCGATATTGGCCAAGGCAAGCGCTGCTTGAACTCCCGCAATGGTCTTCCCGGCACCGGGACGCGCCCCAATCACGTACAGCCCGCCAGGCCTCCACCCGCGGATGATCCCGTTCAAAGACTCCCACGGAGTCTCGTAGATCGCCTGGGGCGCGGCTAGCGAAGCGAGAGTCTCATCGATGTCCTCGCCGACCATGCCGCCGACGCGGGCGTCTGGCTGAGCGGAGTCGATCTCGCCGCGCACAAGCTCCAGAGCCTCCGACGCGTCGGAAACCCCCTCGACAAGCTGTCCTGCCCGCGACAACGCGTCCGCAAGGCGGCGCATCCCGGCGAGATTGACCAGGCGATCGGCGAAAACCGCCGCAGACGTCGCAGGCGTCCCGGCCGTATACGCGTCGAAGACCCACACCGGGTCAATCCCGGTGCGCAGCCGCGCGGGAATCCGGTCGAGGCTGGCGGCGACCGTCTGGGGCGTCGGGGCCTCACCCTGCCCGTCCATCGCCCAAATCAGGCTCCACACGGCGGCGTGCCGCGGATCGACGAAGTGCTCGGGACGCACCGCGAGGAGATCTTCGCGGGCAGTCGGGCCTGCCATGGCCGCGCCGATGACGGCGCGTTCCAGCCCGGCGTCGGCATAGGCCCTCATGAGGCGATCCCGCCTCGTGCGTCAAGCCAGGCGTACTCGTCGTCCTGGACGGCAAGCCGCTTGCGAGGCGTCCGCTCGGACTCGGCCGCCAGGCGCAGCCGGTCGTACTGCTCGCGAAGCTTCGGCAGGGCAAGGACGTTCTTGCGCCAGAACGGGTCCTGGGCGAGCCATTGGCAGCAGCGCTGGACTTGCTCGACGGTGCGCCCGTCGCGGTCGAGCATGAGGCGAGCCGCGTCTCGCCAGGCTTTCGTGACTCGGCCGCGTTTGACCCCTCGGGCGTCGAGCGATGCCTGGAAGGCTTCGATCACAGCCTTGACGTCCTCGCGCACTTCAGGTTCCGGCTTGGGGGCAGGCGTGTTTCCCGGTTTTTTAGGTTTCTGGTCCGTCTCAGCGGATTCCGAACGTATTACTTCTTTAGAAGTAATACTTATATCGGGTCGGGTCGGGTCGGGGTTGGACTTTGCTTGCGCATTGTCCAAGCGGGCGTCAGGCACCTGCTTGGCGTTTGTTTGACCGCTTGCTTCGGTTTTGCTTGACGCTTGCTCAAGCATTTGCTTGGCATTTGCTTGAGCTTTTGCTTGCCGAGCAACCCTTGTGTTGCCGCCCTTTTTTCCAGCCCTGCTCCTTTTCTTGCGGAGCCGTTCGACCTCTTCTTGAGTCGGGTTGTAGTCTCCCCAGTCGTGGAAAGCGAAGCTGTCGCCGGCGTCTTCCCAGAGTCCAGATTCGACAAGCTCGTTCGCCTCCTGCTCAGCGTCGTAACGTTTGACGAATTGTTTTGGAATCACTCCGTCGGTTAATTGTCCGGCGGACCAAGCTCCCGCAAGGGTCCACAATCCGACGGCTGAAAGCGACAGCCCCATTACTTTTGGAGACGATTCGAAACGATCGTCCACTTTGAACCAGGTCACGCGAATCCCTCCGTTTTGCGGCGCACGAGGTAGTCGTGCATGATCCGTGCCTGACGGACGGTCAGGCTAGGGCTGGGTTCGGAGATGTACGCCAGTTTTTCCCAGCAGAATTCGTCGGCGTAGTCGGTGTCGACGCCCCAGTCGTAGATGAAGTCCCTGTCCTCTGCGCAGATGTAGTTCAGGAGCTCCTCGCACGCCGGGCAGGATTTGAAGTCCCAGATGCCCCCGGATTCCGCGCATGTCTCCACCTGGTATTCGACACCTTTGGGGATGGTGGTCCCGCAGAGCGAACACTGTACCTTTCCCCGCGACGTGCGCCGCCGGTCGTTAATCGTTTCCATGAGTCTGCCTCCATTCTTTGTCGGCTTTCGCGGCGCGGCGGGACTTGTACGCGCGGGCTGCCGCCATGCACAATGTCATAGAAGGAACCGCTGCCCGAAAAGCCGGGCGACTTGCGTCCATCCATCTGTGAAGACGTCGGCGTGGGCAAGAGCCTCAACTCTTCTCGATCACATCCGCAAGATTCGGTGTATGTCCGCCGGCACGCCGTTTCGCCGGGTGTTGGCTGCCACCGTTGATGCCAAGGTTCACGGTCGGCGTCGGAAGCAGCGAGAAAGAGCCTTGCTCTCCGGTGGGGAGCTCCGACGTCGCTAGCGCGTACAATCGTCCACCACGCGTCATACCCGAGGCCGGCAAGGTCTCCGAGTACACGTCCGGCAGCCCGGAGAACAGGTCTATCGCCGTGGACTCCCAGACGTCCCGATCTTGATTCCAGAAGGCTAAAAGCCGGTGCCGACAGGGCCCCATAGACGTTCTCCCAAATGATTAAATGCGGACGCAGGACGTCGATCGCCTTGAGCATCGACTCCCACAGGCCGGACCTGGTTCCAGGGCGCATCCCGGCCCGGCCTCCGGCGAGGGACAGATCTTGACAGGGTGAACCGCCGACGAGGACGTCCACCGGTTCAACCTGTCCCCAATCGACCTTGGTGACGTCTCCAAGATTGGGAAGAGTCGGCGACCGGAACGCCAAAAGCTTCCGAGGTCCAGGTTCGACGTCGCAAACCCATGCCTTGCGGGCCTCGCCCAACGCGGCTTCGACGCCCATGTCCAGACCGCCGCAGCCCG